TTATCTCACTCCACCAATCGCAATTGGATATAAATCGTGTTGTGGGAACTTCTCGCAGCCGATATAGAGCGTATCGAAGGCATCGGTGCCGTCGGTACGGTGTTCGAGAAGGTCTTCTTCGGACTCCGGCTGCTTCTCCATAGACTTGTTCTTGCGGAAGCCGTTGCGTCCTCGCTCCACTCCTGCGGACTGGATGGCGAGGATAAGGTCATCGTTGTTTTGGCGGTTGAAGTACGGCATCAGGCGTTGCTTTCCGGCAAAACCCTGATTGATGAGAAGATATTTCTCATCGTGTCGCATCGGGTTGCCGAGGTACACGTCAATGACCTGCCAGCCGTGACGTTCAAACTCATGGACCACCACCCAGTGGAAGTCCTGGTCGTTCACGGCATAGTTAGAGCCAAGAGCTGTGGCATCATAGTAATAGATGACCGTCTTGTTTGGGTGTGGTGCGTAGTAGGTGCAGAAGTCGGCGACGAGCGCAGGAATTTTGCGCTCGAACTTGACGTAAAAGGATTTGAGGATGTTCAGGCGGTTGGCACGAGGCTGACCGCACACAATCCAGTTGATGTTGGCGTTGTAGTCCATACCGATGCAGAGAGGCTGCATCGGGTTGATGTCCGAGTCCGAGCGACAGTCGAGCGAGCTGTTAAGCGTGGAAAACTGGTTGTTGGCATGGATGGTGTACAAGTCCTGCTGCGCCTCCTTGATGATTTTGTCGTAGCCGAGCGAGTCGAGGTAGTCGAAATCCGACGCATCATATTTGTGGTACTCCTGCATTGACGAGTAGAAGCCATCGTGCGAGATGCCAATCTTCTGACAGAGGATTGACGTCTGGAAGGTCTTCGGCGTGAGGTCGCGCTTCATCTGCCGGATATACTCTTCACCGAGAAGCTGGAGGTTTTCGAGTGTAGAGTATTCCTTATAGTAGACCGCCACCGAGCGCATCTTGTTAAGCGACTGGTCGAGCCATTTGAGGTAATTAGGCAGATAAGAAGGAATGGGCTTGTGCTGCTCTTTGAGCTGTGCGATGCGCTCCTTCGTCTGCCAAATCTTGTATATTGTGCCCTTTATGGTGTCAATCAGTTCTGTGTCCATTTTATCCTCGTAGTGCAGGAACCAAGAACCCTTAGTAGTCTGAGGCGTATCCGAAAGCACCATCATACTATGGTTAAAGCTGTGGTGCCCGAAGTACGAGCGTATGCCACCATTTGCAGGCAGAGTCTCGTCCTTCAGTTTGTTGTAATCAATGAACTTCGCCTCGTCAATGAGCAGCCACGACAGCGTGAGCGAGTTGGAAGAGCCCGGACGATCCTGACTGATGATGATCGCCACCGAGCCATTATAAAACGTGATGACATGCTCATAGTCAGCCGGTTCGGTGATAGGCTTAGAAAACGACTTCGGCGGTTTTCTGCCTACCACATAATGCACGCCATTAATATAACCCCAACGCTTCCATGCTGCGAGCAGACCAGGGAGCGTGTTGGTCAAGCCATGCTTGAACGTAGGCACCACGATACCGCCAGTGGAGCCAGGCATACGCTGCATGTTGCGCAGCACGAAAGGCGAGGCGATGGAGTCCGTCTTGCCAGTGCGTCGTCCGGCCACGATGACCGTAGTCTTCGCACCGATGTATTGCGTCAGGAGCTGAGGTTTGTTGAAGTACACACGCTTAGAGTGTTGCTTCGCCTCGATGTCCCATAGAGAAGTATCAACTTTGTTCGTCATTATCTTCAGGCTTAAAAATGTCATCAAGCACAAGGTCTGCTTGTTCGTATTCGATGTTCTCCGTGTCCGGATGTGACGTGGTAAGCTCCTTGGTGAGCTTTCGGATGCGGTCGTCGATGTTCGGAACAGGCGTGATGCCCACAACACGAGGGTCCGTAGTCGGGAAGAACGGTTGGACGACAATCATGTGATACGGCACAGATTGCTCGTCCTCGATGTCGATGCGGTTGAACTTCGCATAAGAAGTGGCCGCTTTCTCCATCGTCTTCGTGTCCTTACGCTTCTTCGCCATCTGGTACGTCTCCATTATCATCTCGTTATACCGCCAGCGGTGGAAGTCGCGCGTACACTCCGAGAGATTTGGGAGCAGCGCCTTGACGATTTTCAAGTCAGCATACGCCGTGACTTGCGACAATCCGTATCGGCTACGCAGCTCATCGACAAACTGACGATCCTTCATGTCAGGGTTGGCGATAGACCATGTGACCATGTCGCGCAACCGCAATAAGTGCTCCACTTGCGGAATGGGGTAACGCACCTCCAACTCCGCCTTTGCGGTGTAGAGGTCTTGCTTTGCTATTTCTATGATGTTTAATTGCGACATGATTGTTGGTGTTATCGTTATGATGGTAAGCCGAACTAAGCCTTTCTAAGCCTGTCTGAGCCGTGGGTGTGATGGCTATTCATCATCCTCCATATCGAGGAGGTTGTTACGGGTGTTTTCAAGAGCGAGTGGAGAGCCGACGTAGGCAAGCTGCATCTCCTGATGCAACAGCTTGACACGCGAAGCAGCCTTGCCACGGTGGTAACGCTGCGAAACAGGCGTGCTTCGGTCTGCGATGTCACGGCGTAGTGTCTCAGGCGGTACGCCAAGAATGACAGCCATATCGCTTATTTTTAGGTAGATTGAAGCATATTGTTCAATCTGCGTGAGAACTTCTTCTGAGTATACCATATTATTTTAATTGTTAGCACCGGCAGCGTTGATGCGCTGTTGGAAGAGGTCGGTTAGCGGAACGGAATGGTTCTTTATAAGATCCATGACGGACACATGAAGAGAGTTGAAGATGTCGGGCGAAGTGGATATGAACGTGGACTCATGGCGGTTGCCTCGTGTGAGATTTTGCGAGGTGACGACACTAATCTGTTCACCAGACTCCGCTTGCACGAGAAGGATTTTGGAATGGTTGTCGGCAAGATAGGTGCGCTTCATCGTCTGTGTGATGAACGCCCAAAGTTTTAGCGTTTTGTTCGTAGCCTTATGGTCGAGCACAAGATTAAAGGCAGAAATGTTGCCGGACTTCTCGATGAAGAAGAGCCTACGCAGGAACTCCTCGGAGATTGAGAACGAAGTCTGCCAAATCTCCGCCTTGCCGACCTGTCCCAAAATCCACTCTAAGACGTCCGCCACCTGAAGAGCATTGGAGAGATACGCCTGGTGTGGACATTCAGAGAGTGGCTTTAGGATGTCATCTATGTTGATGTTGCGCTTCACTACTTCTTGGATTTAGACTTGGACTTCGGCTTGGAAGGAGTGGCATCCTCAGGCTGCTCAGCTAATTGGTCAGTTGGCGACTGACCAATTTCTGGATCCTTAGTCTGCTCCTCTTCGCTTTCTTTGGTTTCGGTATTTGCTGCACTTTCTGCCTTTGTCACATAATGGTCATAAGTGTCCCAATTTGCGTGCAACTTTTTATCGAGATTTATAAACTCGTCGAGTAACGGCTTGCGTTCTGAAGCCGGCACCTGCTTCGTATAGTCCGACAACAAGCGTAGGCGTAGATGGAGTTCACGCATACGGTGAGTGATATCAAGGTTCTCGACATAGAGCGCCTGGATATCCTCAGGCAGCGAGTCGTGATCCGCACGCTTGCCAGCCTTAAAGTCCGTAGCAGGGTTCGTGTCTTTGTTGGAAAACTCTGTTCGACTTGCCACGATAGCATCCACTTGCTCCTGCATGATGTTCACCTCGTCGTGGGCTTCGACCTCACGGCGAGCTTTGAGGAAGGCACGTAGCTTGCCTTCGATGAACTCAGCCTTGCCTTTGGGATTGATGCTGAGATTACGATACATTATGGTGTTATTGGTGAGTTGGAGAAGAAGGATTGCACCCTCGTTCCAGTCACGCTCAGCAGATGGCGTGTCGAGCCATTGCTGGAGCTTGTCTGTGAGATTGTTCATAATGATTACAATTTATTATTGATACCAGTAAAGAACACACAATTCTTGTGATGTTCGGTAAGCACATTGCGCATAGCCTTCAGCGTGGAACCAGTAGTAACAAAGTCGTCGAAGACGATGCAGTTAGGCTCTTTGGGGAGATTGTTCATGGTGAACACCGCCCCAATACGCTGTTTGGAATGGCAGAAAGCAACATCCTCGTAGAACGGGATGTTCAGTTGGGAAGCAATCATTTCGCTGATGCGAGTGGCGAAGTTCTTGACGAGATGGCGACGTTTGGGAGTGGTGACGATACACCACGCCCCCGTGTTCAGCTCCTCACCGAGGATGTCACGTATAAGTGGCGAGATGCTATCAGCGAAGAACGCCACCATACTGTCGTCGCCCTTTATATCCGTCAGCGTTCTGCCATACAGCGACTTCTGCCATAAAGAGATGAAGAACGTATCCGCCCGTCGAGTAAGCCGGACGCGTCGGGTGAAGTCGCACCGCGCTTCAACCGACTTATCCCACGCCTTGCGTTTCTCAATGGCGAATATGTCCTTCTGTTCATGCGTAGCATCCTTTGAGAACAGATCAAGCGGACCCGATAAGTCCGGCACGGAAATGTCATTCAAGAATTCCTGCATGTCTATCGGAGTCCGCTTGTCCATGGTCAACTATGATTATAACTTTACTCGCCGTTACGCTGCGCAATCAATGTCGCCGTCCTCAGTGGTGATGGTGCCAGTATAGAACGGAGCCGGACACTCGTCCGATGCCTCCACGTTGATAGTGGTGCCGGTGGTGCCAGTGGCACCCTGACCGAGATCCTGCGTGACTGTGGTCTTGGTAGTCCACTTGTCACAACCCACGACACGGTGCTTGCCCTTCATGTCCTCGACGATGAAGACGTTGTCGTTGTTATTGAGGTAAGCAGCTGCAGCCGATGCCGCCTCGCTTACCGACGGATGAACCGCCACGAGTTTGTTGAGCTGCGTCTGTGACGGCAGTTCACCCTGTGCCTCACTTGTGAGCTGCGACTTCTCAGGAAGGATGTCGATGTATTTCCATACAGCGTTTTCCTTCAGAGTGAAGGAGCCGTCATAGACAGAAGAAGTGACACGTCCGACCTCGTTATGAGGAAGTTTAGGCCAAACAAGAATATCATTCTTGGATGTATAATACACACGGCGACGCACACCAGGAAGTTCCGGTGTGCCCATCGCCCATGCAAGAGATTTTTGTACGTCTGTATTAGATGCTGCCATAATTACTATTGTTAAAGATTAGACTATAAGCCAGCCAGTTCAACGACCTTCAGGCGTCGCTTGTCGATAGACTCGAACTGTACACCGAAGAACATGGTGGCGATGTACGAGAGAAGGAACGCATCGAAACGCTCAACGTCAACCGATTCCACGTCGCCCATCTGGTCATATCCATAAAGCATATTGATCTTTGGTGAGATGTGGATATACTTCGAGTCCGTCTTGTTAGCGAGCGGACAGAAGATGAGTTTGCCGTTAGAACCCTCGACAGTAGGCTGATTGTATTGCGTGTTGTATGGAATACCGCTATGGGTGAGCAGATAACCCTCGTTATACTTATCCACGAAGTCCTGCGAGCAGTACATGAAGAGAGTCTGCGAGCGAAGACGAGGATCGAGCGAGAAGAGGATTTCCTTAGCCACGTCAACGGCGTTGGCAGAGGTGATGGCATCTGTCAGTTTGAGGTAATTGCCGTTCTCCTTAGCGAGAGCACCGGAAGTAACCTCCTTCTTTGTGATGGTGTCGAAGCCATCGAAGAGATCCTGGGTGGTAGTACCGCTTGCGTTGCGCACACCGCTCCAGATAGCATCATTGAGCTTTTCGGAGAGCGACTTGGCGATAAGTCCAAGCACCTCGCGAGCCGTAGGAACAGACTTCTGTCCGTCGCCCTTAGTGGCACCAGTGCCGAGGAGCGTAGAGATAGCCGAGTTAGGCTCGAACTTAGCGACCACCGAACCGAAGAACGTTTCAAGCGTTCGGAAGTCCAGCTGTAAGTTCACGTCCTCCGAGCGAGTTGGCGAATAAGGAGCGAACTGTGCCGAAGCGTTGAGCGTGCCCACACTCTCCTTGTAGCGGATGCCAGGGCGACCAGTCATAAACTTAAGAGTCTCGTCGCAGCCGATAATCGGCAGACGAAGGAAGTCAGAACGCCACTTTCGAGCAGCATCCTTGTATTCTTGTAGGGTAAATTGTAGTTTTCCTGCCATAGTTGGAGTTTTGAATTTTGATTTTTGAGTTGTTATGGTAATGAGTCAAAGAGAGCCTGAGCCGAGTTGGTGGTGTCGTAAAACTTCTCGATGTCAGATTTTTCGGTGTTGGTGCCACCGTCCTTCTTGTCATCAACAACCATGTTTGTAGTGTCAGCAGGGAGTTTTTTCAGTTTCTCCTCCAAATCGCTGTTAGCCTTAGTCAGACGGTCAACGTCAGCCGAGAGATTGGTGATTTCCTTGTACTTCGCTGTGATGTCCGCCTCAATAGAGTCGAGCTGTGCCGTGGTAAGCGTAACCTTGTCGTCGTTAGCTTCCAGCGAGTCGCAAGCGAGAGTCTTGCAAATGTTAGAATAGGTCTTTTTCATTTTTTCTTCAGAAGATATGGTTGGAACAATTTTATTTGGTTTCTCTTGCGAGTGGAAAACAGAGACACAAGCCTGCAGGAATCGTCTGAACGCCGTGATGTCTTCCGACTTCGTGTCGGTCAGCATCTTAGGAAGCGGTATGCCGTGAGCGGTAAAGTCCGCAGCAATAGCCTCCGTAAGAACTGGAGCCGACTCATCATCAAACTCCGTGAGTTCATCAACGAAGCCCCAAGCCAGTGCCTCCTGTGCCGTCAGCCATCCACCCATTTTCATGAGTTCCAGCAAGTCGGCAGATTTCTTCTTGCATCGTCCGGCATACATCTCTGCGACGTTGGCATCCAGCTTGTCAAGGTCAGACTTCTGCTTTTCCAGATTGTCGATGAGATTCTGCATATCCGTAGCGTTCAAGCTGCCCCACTCGAAGAACGACTGTGAGCACTGGTGCACGAGATACATAGCCGAGTGATCCATGGTTATACGCTTTGCACCCATTGACGCGATGGTGGCGGCACTGGCGTTCATGCCCACAAAGTGGACGTGAACATTGCCGTGTCGCCTGAATGCAGATGATATAGAGAGAGCGGTGTTGAGCTGTCCGCCGAGAGAGTCGATGAGAACAGCAACCTCCTTATCGGTGTTCTTGTTGAGTACGAAATCGACGTAGTCAGAATCGAAGTCCCAACCACCGACGTAGCCTTTAAGATGGAGATTGTATTTTGTCTTTGCCATGATTGTCAAAAATTGTGGTTCATCCGACATTTCGAGTGATACGACAGTCAT